GGACTGGGCTTAATATGTTTTCAATGGAAAAATCATCAAATAATGCAATGGTAATTCAGAAGATAAAAAATCTGGATAAACTTGCATTACGATCTATTAGACAAACTATGTATGAAAACGGTAAAGATTTGGCAAAAGACGCTAGAGATTTGATAAATATTAAACCTAAACATGGTTTATTGTACCGCATTGCGAAAGGCGCTGGCGGTAAAAAGTTAAAAAGAAAGAAAGATTATCGTGCATCAGCGCCCGGGGAAGCTCCCGGAGTTATTACGGGGAAACTTAGAAAATCTATTAATTTTACTGTTACAGGAACTACACAATTAGAATTTGGCGTTGACACTAGATCGAGATATGGTGGCGCTGAATATGGTAAATATTTGGAATATGCTAATTTATTAGTCTTTTCTGGGCAGGGTTCAAAAAATATAAAACCACGTCCTTTTATTAGCGCGTCATGGAAGAAAAATAAAGTTAAAATGATGCAAAGATTCGATCAAGCTATTAAACAGGTGATTAAATGAAATCAGCTAATTTAGTACAGCAATTGCAATCAACATTACCTCTTTACACTAGTTTATTTAGCGATATTTTTTCAATTAGTTCCTTAACTCGTAGCGGCACTACAGTGACTGCAGTAACTACAATGCCTCATGGATTAATAACCGGCGCAACTATAGTTATTTCAGGAGCGCTTACACCCATAACTATTACATCATTAACACAATCGGCAGGCGTTGCAACTGCATTGACATCATCAGCACATGATTTTACTGATAATTATACGACAACAGTTAATATTTTCGGGGCAAATCAACCAGAATATAACGGCATTCATAACTTTATTCATCAGGAAAACAGAAAAACGTTTACGTATGAAATAACTGGAAATCCTGTTTCTCCTGCAACTGGTACTAATATTTACGTCCTAGAAAATCTTAAACATGGATATAATGGCGCGCATGTTATAACAAGAATTGATGACGTTACTTTTACTTATCAAATAACTAGTACTCCAGCAAGTCCGGCTTTGGGAACAATAATATTAAGCTCTGCTAATCGCATTAGCGCAACAGTTAGTGTTGAAAGAGCTAAAGAGAGTTATACTCCGCAAACATTCAATAAGCTTTGGTTATTTATTGTTTTGGGGTCATCTTCAGCTTCTAAAGACCGATTTGTGCTTACAGATAATACCGCAGTTGTTACTGCGGGACAGGATTATAGACAAAGAATAATTGATAATATAAGTCTTTACGTATTTGCAAATTCAGAGAATGAAACCTCTGGGGCAGTAGTTAGAGATTTAATGCAAGATTTATTAAATCCTATTTTAAAAAGTGTCTTAAGATATCATTTTCCCAGTGGTTTTAACGATCAAACTAACTTTGGCATTACATTTGCTGGTCACGATATTTATGAATACAACTATCCTTATTACATCCATCAATACATTTTTGAAGATACTTTTGATATTACTTATCCGGATACTTTAAATACTGATGATAGTGTAGCATTTAGAGATATAGAACTTAATTTTTTGAATAAAATGAATGTAGTAATTGCCGATACTAATGTTGATTTAGATGATGTTCCGTTGCCATAAAGTTAAATATTTTTTATTGCAAAGCAACTTCACAATCCATTTTAAATGGCATATAATTAAATTAATCATACAGCCCGCATAAGCAATGTTGATGTTGCCTCGGATAAAATAAAATTTTACGAGGTGACAAAATGTCAGTAAGAAATCCCACTTTAACTATTAATGTAGTACCAGCCTCTCAAACTCAGGCAAATGCGGCGCAAAAGATTTTATTTGTAGGTCAAATGACGTCAGCGGGTACAGCAACGTCAGGTCAGTTATATCAAAATATCCCAAATGATAATACAAAAGATTTATTATTTGGCATTAATTCAATGTTAGCTAATGGAATAAGACGCGCAAAAGAATATAATCAAATTTCACAAATAGATGCTATTCCGCTAGACGATGACGGAGATATTCCCGGAGTTCATGCAGTAGGAGCAATTGAATTTACTTCCCCTACTATCGCAGGATCTATTGAAGTAGATATTGAATCTCCTATATTCCATAAATATATTTTAGCAGTAACAATAGTAGATACTGCTACTACTATAGGCGATGCATTGGTTGCAGCAATAACGGCTGATACTACTTGTCCAGTAACAGCAGTAAATACTGCTGGTTCAGTTGCGATTACATCAGTAAATGCTGGAACGGTAGGAAATTTTATTGGCATGAAGGCTATTATTACAAATACTGATGCTACAGTAACTATTACTGGAATGTCTGGCGGTTCAATTGATCCGGTATTAACTAATTTATTTGATGTAATTCGTAGTTATCGTTATCAAACTATTGTCTTTCCTCATAATTATACATTAAGTACTTTAACTGACTTGTTAGATGCAAGATGGAATGTAGATAACAATATTCTTGACGGTGTTGGTATTATTACTTACGTAGATGCATTGGCAACTATAAAATCTACAGCTTTAGCATTAAATGATCAAAGCATTGTTATTTTAAGCAATCCAACAGTTACGGCGACAGATTTATACAGCGGCGCAACATTGTTTGAGGCACCTTTTAACATTTCTGCACAATTTGCAGCTATCAGAGCATTACGCTTAACAACTGGGGCAAACATTTCTCCTTATGTTATTTCTGCTAATGGGATAAGAGACAATGTAGGCGGTCCAGCTATTGCAAGTTTACCTTATTTCAATACCCCGTTTGTAAATCTACCATTAATCCCATTTATTAATGATTTTGCTGATGCCGATATAACAGAATTATTAACTGATGGAGCATCTGTTCTTGATAATAATTCTGAAGCAACATCAATTATTGCAGGTCAAATTGTTACAACTTATAAATATGATTCAGCTTCTAACGTAGATTTGAGTTTCAAGTATCTTGAATATGTAGATACAATTTCAAATATTCGTGAATATTTCTTTAACAATTTACGCGCGAGATTCGCACAAAGTCGTCTAACTGATGGTGATGTACAGCCTTATAGAAACATGGCGAATCAAGCGATTATAGAGTCTTATTTGGATGGATTGTATGTGACTTTAGGTGGTTCTGATTATGTTCTTACCAGAATAGGAATTAATCCAACAACTGGTGTAAATTACACAACTTATTTTAAAGAAAATAGAACCGTAACTTTAGATTTAGAAACCGGCTCTGTAAGCGTGTATATGCAAATGCCAATAGTTACACAGTTAAGAAACATTGTAGTTGAAATGCAAATTAACTTCTCAACAAATTCATAGGAGATAATAAAATGCCTAATATCATAGCCACCCCGTCGATCGTGGTAAATAACCAAGTAATCAATATTGTTCCAAATAGCTGTTCTTTTACAGAAGGTTATGGCGAACAAAGCATGCGCGTGCAATCTGCAGGCGGTGGCGTTGTAAGCCAAGTTTATTCTAACAACGTAGAAGCAAGATTGTCTAGTTTAAAATTTAAACTATACGCAACTGCTGATAATATTGCATTAGCGTTATCTTGGAAACAAAATCTAAACAACAACGCAATCAGTTTAACTGGTCAAACATCAACAAGCACCTATATTAGCAGAGTATTTAATAATGCCGCTATATTGAATGATTACGAAGTTAATGCACAAACTGACGGAAATTTAGATATTGAATTTAAGTCAGACCAAGCAATTTAATAGTTAATAACAGGAATATTCTTCATGAAAAAAGAATTTGAATTTGCGTTAAAAGAAAATGATTTAAGATATCAGCCAGCAGGTGCTAGTGAATTTATATTTGCTAAGAAATTTATATTAAAAGCTCCTACTGTTCGTCAAGAGCGCATTGCTGATAAATTATCTCAAATGATTATGCACGCTGTAAAAAGCAACATGAACATGGTTAAAGAAGATAAAAGCGATAAAAAATCATCTAAAAAATCTGAAGAAAAAGATTCTAAAGATAATATTTTTACTGGCGATCAAATTCTTGGTTTTTTGAAAATGGCGGAAATAGATTTCGGTGACGTAAAAGATAAAGTAAAAGAATTACTTTTTGATGGTTCTTGTCTTATTGACGGAACTTTACCAATGCGCCAAGATCATTATGAAAAAATGGACGATCTAGATACCGTTAACGCCTTAATAGGAGAATATTTAACAAATTTTTTTCTATCTTCTCTTTTTTCGCAGAAGAGATAGCGGGTTATAAAAACAGTATTGATTGGTTAAACTTTGTTATTGCGAAATTACTGGTTTCTTTTAAAGGAGGCATTACTTATCAAGATTTAATTAATATGCCTATTCCCGAGGTTTTGGAGTGGTTAGAAAGAGCGAATAAAATAGATAGACAAATGCAGCAGGAATATGATGCGGCAATAAAAAGGGGAAAGTAAATGTCAAATTATGATGTATCTTATGTCTTTAAAATATTTGATAAATTTTCTCCAGCTATTAAAGAAATGCGTGAATCTCTAAAAGAATTTGAAGAAGGTTTTGAGCATTTAGAGAAAAAAGTTAAAAAAAGCGATAGTAAGTTACAACAATTTGCAAATAATATCAATAATATAGGTCGATCTTTATCGATGAAGCTTACCGCTCCGCTTATTGCTGTAGGTGGTTATGCTATGAAAAATGCTTCTGAATTTAACATGATGACATTATCATTACAAGCTTTCACAGGAAGTGCTGAAAGTGCCGCAAAAGTAATGGAAGAAATTAAGAATCAATCAATGAAAACTCCAATTTCAACAGACGATTTAACAAATGCTGCGACTATGCTATTTCAAACTGGAACTCCGGTTAACGAAGTATCTAAACGCTTGCAACAAATGTCTATAATGGCGATAGCTACAGGTCAAGATGTTGTATCCTTAACAAATAAATTATCTAAATTTCACGCACTAGGTTCTGCACCTCCCCGATCTTTCGCAAGAATTATGCCCGCTCTTATTCAGGAAATGAGATCTATGGCAACGCAAGCTGGTTTATCTAAACAAGCTATTGATAAACTTTTCGGAGGTGGTGGAACTAAAATTAGTTGGGAATTGCTGCAGAAGACGATGGATAATCTTACAATTAAAGGAGGAGCATTTTTTAATGTAATGGAAGCTAAGTCTAATGTCTGGGAATCATTATTAATAGAAATTCATAATGAACTAAGAATAATGGCTGCTGATTTAGGCGATGTCATATTAAGCTTTTTTGGTATTGATGGAAGTTTAATTTCGCTAAGAGACAAAATAGCAATTGTTACCAAAAAATTTCATGAATTTTTGGAAGGACATAAAAAATTAGTTGGAATATCTTTAGCAATACTTGCAATTGCCGCAGCTCTTGGCCCGGTGTTAATTGCTCTTAGTGCCATTTTGCAAATAGTTGTTCTTTTGACTCTGCCAGTTTCATTGATAGTTGCGGCTAGCGTACTGTTTATGTATGGAATATATAAAGCTCAGCAACAATTTGTTTTGCTTTATAATTCCTCTATTTTATTTAAAAAAATAATTGATTGGATAGTTATAAAAGTAGAAAATCTTTATGAAGCAATTAAAGAAACGGTTGAAGAAATAGCAATGTTTTTAGCTCATCCTTTTAGTACTAAAGTTAATGTTGAAGTAGACAAATCACAATTACAATCTCAAATGGCGGGATTACACTCCACAATGACTAACCAAATACAAGGTGGTAAATTATCATTTGCACCCGTGACGCACGCTATTAATTCAACTCTTGATGTAAATTTAAATGCACCTCCTGGAACTGTGAAAAATGTTAGGGCTGGCGGAGATAGTACGGTTAAATTTAATTTAGGTCAAAATATGACCTTCGCGAGGGGACATGTCTAATCTAGATTTGTTAAATGAATTATTTTTTGCTAGTTTTAGAGGAATGCCATTTCTCATGGACGGTCATAGCATGGAATATGGAAGAAAAGTTGCTATCCATGAATATCCTAATAAAAAATATGTTTATGTAGAAGATTTGGGTCAGAAATTACGCACATTTCAAATTGATGCAATAGTTACTGGTGCGAATTATATTATTAAACGCGATGCTCTTATTGCTGCTTTAAATATGCAGGGCGTGGGTATTTTAACGCATCCATTTTTAGGTGTTATTAACGTAGTAGTTTTAACTTATACACTTACAGAGGCGCCACGAGATTTAGGAATAGCTCGATTTTCTATTAGCTTCCAAGAAGGAAATACAAGTATATTCCCAGTTGCATCACCGTCTAATTCTGCGACCATTGATGGTTTAACAAATTCTTTGCAGCCCCTTTTACTTGGGTCGATGGTTACTAGTTTTACTACTGATTTTAACCATAATATTAACTATAATTCTTCTAAATGCGAAACATTATCTACACAAACAAATACAAATATAACGCAATCAAAAACTATAAGTCAAAATTCACTTAATTCTTTTAATGAAAAAAACCAGACGTTCTTAGCAAATAGATTTGCTCTAGTGCAAGATTCAACTGATTTAGCTAATGCTATTTATGATTTATTAAGCGCTTATAACAATCTTTCCACAGATTACCAAGATCAATATAATTTAAACAATAGTATATTTTATTTTGGAGAAGATGATAGTTTTCCCAATGTTATTACGGGAGAAATAGTAGAAAGGCAAGCTGATTTTTTAGCAATTAATAGCCAAATAAATGCTATTGTGCTAGCGAATATGTACAATAATTCAACGCAAATTACATTTTTAGACGATGTGCAATTAAATACAACTATTAATGATCTTGAGACTAGATACCAATATTTAAGTGCCAATAATAATCTTGACGAAGATACTTTGGTAAAATTAGAAGATATAAGAATCCAAGCATTAAATTTTTTCAATAATGTTTTAACCAATATTAGCAAAGTATTTTCATCTGAATTAAATTTTATTATTCCCTTAACGCCAATGCTATATGGTTATTATGAAAATTTTGATTATGAA